CGACCCAGTTCTTCAATGCTGACGGTTAGATCATTCTGAAACTTCACAGTGTGTGGCAGGCCAATACGATCCAGGTAGTGTGTGAGCCTTGCGTTGAGATAATTTAAATTTTGATCAATGATCTTCTTGCGAACAAATGAATCTTTGCTGGTCAACAGTTTGAGCAAGAACTCCTGATGATCTTGCACTCGTGTTAGTTCGTTTACTGTGTCATAGGTAACTGATTGCAGTGCTTGTTCTTGCATGTCTGTGATTTGCTCAGCGTATGGATCTGTTTCTGCATGTTTGTTTGTGATCTGTTGTAGCAAGCTGCCAACCAAACTGGAATGTTTCACAGCATCTGCTTCGGTATCGTAGTGAGTAACAGGTATTGCAGGCATGACTACATCTTCGAGCTCACTCAATTGTTCTGCAAAAGGACTTGACTCAGCCTCTTTCAGATCTAGCGCTTGTTTCAAACTGTTGAGTTCGCTGCTGTGTCGAATGGCTTCTGCTTCAGTTTTGTAATGTGTTGTGGGCTTGGAGCCAAGATCGCCTAGGGTTAGCAAAGCATCAGTGTGTTCTATCCATTGTGAATTGGTGGCCAATGCTTGCAACGATGCTTCTTGTAGAGTTTTTTCTTTTGCTGCCAACACTGACTCGTGACTGACATCATGGAAGTCTTGACCGCATGCATAGCACTTGTGATTTTTTAATTCAACAATCTCAGACTTGAGTTTTTCAACCAGTTTGATTTCTTTTGCTTCGTCAGCAACACAACGAGCAATGAGTTTTTCTAGTTCAGCAAGGTCTTTGACTTTTTGATTGTATACAGACAATGCAGCCCAGTTGGCTAACTCTGTTTCAATGTTGATTTGATTCTTGTCAACATACGCACGGCCAGCAGCTTGTAATTCGGTATTGTGTTTTTGCTGCCACGCGGTTTGTCGAGCAACCAGGGCATCATATGTTTCTTTTTGTTTTTTCAGCTGCCCCCATAACGTTAACTCTCGATGAGCAGCCAGTTCAACTTCAATGTTGATTTTTGACAAGTCGTCGTATTGCGTGACCAAAGCAGCCAAGTCACTGTTGTACTTGTTCTGCCACATGGTTTGTCTACGCTTTAGACTTTCAATTTGTTCTTCAATACGCTTGTTGGCTTCTTGCACAGCTCGGATACGCATTTCTTCTTGAGTGATGGCATCCTTGGTCTGCTTGTTGAGTTCTTTGATCCGGTCAGCTCGTTCGCTCAACAGAGTGATACCCAACAACTGCTCAATGATAGTGCGTTGCTCATTGGACTTCAGGCTCAGAAAGGGCTCAGTGTAAGTGTTCAGGGCAAGTATGTGTTTGAACATGTCGTGGCTCATGCCAATCACACGTTCAACAGCATCCTGAGTTTCTCTCGAATCACCCTGTGCTTCGTCAGTGGCTGTTTTTTGTTCGTTGTTCACAAAGAATCGCAATACATTGGGCTTGCGTCCTCGTTCAATCTTGTAGTCCACCCCGTTTACACCAAAGTCCAAACTTACCAACATGCCCTTGCCATTGGTCTTGTTTACTAGATTGTCTTTGCGAATATTGCTTAGGGCATTGCCATACAGGGCATAGCTTAGAGCATTGATGATTGTGGTTTTGCCTGTGCCGTTGCGACTGCCGTCGCCGCCTAGATCCAAGTTCTCACCCAGCACCAGTGTAAGATCGTTGCGATTGAAGTCAATGCCTTGTGTGGCCGCACCCACACTCATGAAGTTTTTAACAGTTAAATTTTTAATGTGAATCATAGAGTTTGATAGATCTTTAGCAGCAGTTTGTTGTCGTAGAACTCTGATTCAATGTTGGTAATTTGATCTGTGACAATTTGATCTACAGATTCAAATTTAACTTCGCCGGGTGCAAGATCTTCACCTACTCCAGAAGTTTTGTTTGGTATCAAACTCATTTCACGCAAATTGTAATCTCGAACAAATGTCTCTTTGATAAAATTGGCTTCTTCGTAGCTGATCTCAATGTCAAGATTGACTCGCACATGCATCTTGGGTGTCAACAAAGTAGCGGCATTGTCAATCAAGTTGGCTAGGCCATACACTCGATACCGAGGTTGATCGGGCCAGGCATGATACTCAGGTTCCTGACCCCATTCCAAGATCATCATGCCACGTTCGTCATCGCCAGCATCGGCATAGTTGTGCGGGAAACAGTTGCCAATGTAGGTGATGTTCTTTTTGGTCTGCCGCTTGTGAAAGTGTCCGGTAAACACATGATCAAAGTTGGCAAAATCTTCACGTTGCACTTCGCCATGATCTGGCATGGCCACCATGGCGTTCATCATGTATCCGGGCAGCTCAAAGTGACCAAACATGTACTTGCCGCTCAGTTTTGGAATACGTTTGTAGTCATCAGCACACAACCACGGAGCAATTACAACATTGCCGCTGTCAACCCAGTCATTGCAGATGTGTACGTTTGGGAGATGTTTGGCCCACTCTACACTTTGAATGTCACGCTTGTCGCGATAATACAGGTCGTGATTGCCAGGTATGAAGTATACTGCGGAAAAGTTGTCATTCATATGCTCCAATGCTTGCAAGCTGTAGTTGAGTGTGACAATGTTTAGACTGGATCGATTGTTGTGCCAGTCGCCCAGGAACATGCAGGTTTCGCAACCTTGTTCTTGAGCCTTGGCAGTGGCCCACTTCACAAAGGTCAAACAGTCTTCGTTGTGAAGTTGACTGTTTGACTTGAGTCCAAAGTGAATATCAGTAAAGACGGCTGCTTTTTTAAATAGATTGCTCATCAACTGATTGTACTGCATCGTCTAGGCTACTTGCAACCGGTCCGGACATGGCTGCCATACTTTTGGCTCCAGAGTTCTGACGAGTCCAGGATGGGTTCAGTCCATTGATCTCCAAAATGTCATCACGGATGTTTTGATTTTTCTTTTCAATGTTCAGGATACGAGTAAAGCTGTTGGTGATAGCAGCGGTATAGTAAGCAAATGGATTTTGACTTTTGCTTTCGTCAAACTGTAAACCAATTTGACTGAGTTGCAGCAGTGCTTGACCGCGCATTTCTTCGTTGTATGTGTAGCCGCGCCAGTTTGAGCGAGTGGCATAGCGTTCGCACAGTTTCATAAACATCATGGCCAACTTGCGAGTCATGCTGCCATGATCTCTGCAGAATTCACCTGTGGCCAAGTCACCTTTCCAGTGACTGCGACCCACCATGAATGTGGTTTTGTCTTCGTTTAGCCGATAGTGCTCAAATGGTGGAAAGTTCAGTCTCACATGATTCATGTCCAGCACAGGTTCGTCAATCAGATCAGCCAGTGGATCATCTTCTGTGACATCATCAAGATCTAGAATTTCTTCTAGTTTGCGTTTTTTGGCTTCAGCCTTGGTGATCTTTTTGGGAGCCATGGGAATATGATCCCATGCAGTAATACGAAACACCAGATCAGTGTTGGCAATCTTTTTTTGATCAATCACTTGGCCGGTTTCTCGTTTGATACGGTCTGCTCTTACCTTGCGAGCTTCCACAATGGTGCGCTGATTGATCTTGTCAACTGTGGGCAAAATAAGATCGTATTGATGATCTAGGTCTCGGTCTCTGAACCAGCAGTAGGTATTTTTGCTGGCATGTATTTCTTTGAGGATATCTCTGTTGTTGAGATAGTTAACGCGGGGAGCCGTTTTGGGTAGTAAAGACATAGTTGTCGGAATCTCCTAATGTATACTTATTGTAGCACTTTCGCAACAGTTGTCAACCTTTTTATAAACTGTGTGGTTTATTTTTTGGGTAAATAAGGTATAGGAAAATAATCATGGCAGGATACGATCCAAAAAAAGCAGCAGCATACAACAAGCTGAGACAACAAGGCCTGAGCGAAGATCAAGCAGCCCGTCAAGCGGGCATTTCAGAAGCAGAAGACAATTTTTACCAGGTGAATGAGGTTGGCAGCAACAATCCTAAAGACGCCAGCTACAACCCCAATTTTGGCAAAATGGGTCCACCTGTCATGGGCACAAACTTTAACGAGTATAACAAGGCCATAGCATCGGGCAAAACTGAACAACAGGCCTTTGATGAGTTACAGGCAAGAAGAGCCGAGGCCAAGGCCTCGCGGCTGGCCGATCGTGCAGAAGATGACGACGAAGACGAAACGTTTGAACGATCTCCCGTTGCAATCAACGAAAAAACACCACCAGGCGGCACAGTAACGCAAACCAACTATACTACTACCAGCACAGAAACTGTGAGTGGTGGTGGATCAACAACCATTACTGCAGGACCAAAAGTATCCACAGCTGCCAGTGAGGCTCTGCAACCTGCAATCAATGCCAAACAAGCAGAAATTGACGCATTCAACAAAGACAATCCCAGTCCGTTTGCTAGAAAAAAGCAAGGACTTCCGCCGCTAACTCCGGAAGAAAATCAAGCCAGAATAGAAAAACAATCTGAACTCAATGATCAAAGACAAAGACTAGTAAACGGTCAAACTGAGCTCAAAGCAGACACGCCGCCAACTGTAACTACGGTACCCAACACTACAACAACCACGCAAACAGTTACCACAGGAACCGCTGCTACCAATCAGCAAGTGGATCCATTGAACGACGAAAAATTATCACAGGAAAACGAAGCTCAACTAGCCACTACTACTTCGCCGGCCAACGCATCTACATCTCGATCAGCTGCATCAGTTTCGCCTGAGGATGATCCATTTGAACAAAGCAGATTGGATGCAGAACAAGAACTCAATGACCAGCCGGTGGAGCTTGAACCTGCAGATGTCAATCCCGACGATGATCCATTTGAAGCTGAGAGATTAGAAAGAGAACAAGCACTAAATCAACAACAGTTAGCAGTAGAGGCCAACGAACCTGAACCACTTGATGCTGAACAATTAGGAAATGATTACGGATTTACCAGTGAAGAAATTGACGGAACTGATCCAATTCCGTTGGGTGAACCTGCACCAGTTGAGCTGTCTGACGAAGAAATACTTGCACGACGAAATCCTGGCGGCTTGTCTGATGAAGAAATACTTGCACGAAATCCTGAACCAGTTAACGTAGGTGGCTTATCTGACGAAGAAATACTTGCACGACGAAATCCCGGCGGCTTGTCTGATGAAGAAATACTTGATCGACAAGCAAATGCTGCACAAGCAAGTGCTATCAATCAGGCCACACTGCAAGCTCGATACAAACAGCCCAGCAACGAGGACTGGCGTGTACGACTGAGCCTGAGCATAGGCGCCAATTACTTGTACAAAGCATCACCTGCGGACCAAGGTATACTGGCTCCACTGGCCAAAACAGACGGCGTAGTATTTCCATATACTCCCACCATTGAAACCAGCTATGTGGCCAACTATACCAAAACTGAACTAACGCATTCTAACTATCGCGGTGCATTTTACCAAAATAGCTCAGTGCAAGATGTCAACATTCGCGGCATATTCACTGCACAAGACACCAACGAAGCGGCATACATGCTGGCAGTGATTCATTTCTTTCGTTCAGTGACCAAGATGTTCTATGGCAAAGATTCACAACGAGGTGCACCGCCGCCCTTGGTATATCTATCAGGATTTGGCGATTTTCAATTTGCTGGTCATCCTTGTGTGGTCACAAACTTTGCTTACAGCTTGCCCAGTGATGTGGACTATATTCGTGCCAACAATCCCAACAACTACGGCACTGACCTGTTGAGTCGTAGAGCAGCGGCCTTGAGTTCTCCCACACCATTCAGTGGACAACAAGCACGACAATCTATTTTGAATTCAGTGGGAGTGTTCTTTGGCGCCCCTCCTACCAACCCAACTCAGTCACCGATCACTCAAAGTGTGACCAACACTGCCAGAGCCACATATGTTCCTACCAAGATTGAAATCAGCATCACGCTGATGCCAATGCAGACTCGGGATCAAATCAGCAAGCAGTTTAGTGTGAAAGATTTTGCCAACGGTAAATTAATCCAAGGAGGGTTCTGGTAATGGCCGCCACCTACGACGCAACAAGTCCTTATTATGCAACACCATTCAGCCAGTTTTATCTGGACAGCATGACCAATCGTCCTATTCCCAAGGAAGACGATGATTTGCAATTCACCATCAACTTGACATATCAGTATCGTCCTGACCTGTTGGCCTATGACTTGTATGCCACTGGAGCATTGTGGTGGGTGTTCTATCAACGCAACCCCAATACCTTGACCAAACCACCCTTGGATTTTGTGGCCAATACCACCATCTACTTGCCCAAATTAACCACGCTGCGAGCAGCACTAGGATTCTAACACATGGCCACCGGAAGCGGATTTATACCTCCTGAATTACAGGCGCTGGTCAATCGAGCAAGACAACTCTCTCGCAGCATTGAAACAAATGGCCCTGCCAATGCCAACTCAATACCTCAGGCATTGACCATCATACAAGATGCAAGAACACAACTTGCTGCTCTTCAATCGTCGTCTTTTGTGTCTCAAAGTTCTATTGATCAGGCATTGGTGTCCTTGGACGAATCACAAGCAAGGTTAGTTGCAGCACAGCAAGAAGAAGCCAAGCCAGAACCCCAGCCGCCAGCCACAGCCAGTCAAACAGTTCAAGCAGACGGCCCGCAAGGTCCTACCAAGCCGCCAGTGCAAGAAGTAGGCACTGATGGACGAGTGGTTGCAGCACCTCCAGTTACACCAGCAACCAATGCTACACCAACACCAACCACTGCTACCAATGCAGAAAACAATACCAATCCTACCACAGTAACTCTGGCACAGAGTCAAGCTACTACTCCACAAATACTGGCTGGGCAACCGCTGAAAGCACCAGCGGTTGGTGCTGGTGCAGAAGGCACAGCTGGTGAATCAGAAGCACGAGCACAATTGTCTTCGGGAAAAGGTGCACCAGGAGCAGATGCTGCACCCACTTCTCCACAAGCAACACAAGCAGCAGTTGATGCAGCCTACAACACAGCAGTCAAAATCAAACCACAAGACAATGTGTTGGACAAATTTTCCAGTTACACATACACTGCATCTGTGTATCTGTTGACGCCGCCTCAGTACCAAAAACTGCTAAACAGCAAAGATAAAAAAATAAACGGTTATCAGCTGTTGTTTCAAAGCGGCGGTGCAAACAACAACGTAGGTGGTCCACAAGGAGCGTCAGGCGCAGGTTTCGCCGCAGCTCAAGCTGATTTAGAAAGTGAAGGCATTGGTTTTGCTCCTACTGTGACCACACCTGGCGCCAACAGTCCAGATGCTGGCCGAAACCCTTTCTTTGACCATGACTTTTACATTGACTCTATAACCATGGACAATGCACTGCCTGGCAAACAAACTGGTGCAGCACACATGGTCACTGACATCAAGTTCACAGTGATTGAACCCATGGGTATAACTCTGCTGGATCGACTGTATGATGCAGTAAAGGACATAGCACCAAAATCAGCCAGCGGAGTAGTAAACTACAGTGCCGCAACTTATCTCATGGTAATCCGATTTTTTGGATACGACGAAAACGGTCAACTGGTCTCTCCTGGACAGCCTGCTAACAGCAGCACCAGCAATCCCAAAGCAGTGGTTGAAAAATTTGTTCCTTTCTTGATCAAAAAAATCAACTGGGGAGTGGGCAGCAAACTGGTGCAGTATGATTTTGAATGTGCTCCAATTGGGCAGTTGATTGGATCAACCACTGCTCGTGGCACAATTCCCTATGACATTGAACTAACTGATTCAACTGTGGGCGGGTTGTTGGCTGGTTCGGCCAAGTATGGGACTGGTACGCCTGCTGCGCAACCTGTTGCTAGTACAAATACCCCAGCAGGAGCATTCCGTGGCCAAAGATCTGATATGCCGCCAGCCAAGGCAAACTCTGCGCCGTCGAGTAAAAAAACAATCACTCAAGGTTTGATGGCAGCCATGAACACTTTCCAACAGGAATTGGTTCAGCGCAAGATCTACAGTATCCCAGACGAATATGAAATAGAGTTTGCAAAAGATGCAGAAGTAATCAAAGATGCCACTATTGTTCTCAGTGACAATAAAAAAGTTGACAAGCCCAACACGCCAATGAATCAACCAGCTACTGTAGCCGGCGGCCCTGCGCTGGATCCAGCACGTCAAGCTGTGGACCTGGCACAACGCAGCATGGCCATCACTGCTGGTCAACAGATTGTGCAAGCAATTGAGCTGGCCATTCGCAACAGCAGCTACATATACAATCAAAGTTTGCTTATAACCAAACCAGACGGCACCCTAGAAACCAATCCTACTGCACGAAACACACCAATGAAATGGTTTTTGATTTCAATGAGTGCCACGCCCATAGGCGACAAAATAGATCCCTTGCGCAACGACTTTGCATACAAAATCAAATACACCATTAGTTCTTACAATGTTCCCAACTTTGACAGCAGATATTTTCCAGTCACGCAATTTCCTGGTCTGCACAAACAATACAATTACTGGTTCACTGGGCAAAACAATGCAGTGATAGATTATCAGGCTCAGTTCAACAGCTACTACAATATCACAGTGAGTGGTTCAACACCAGAGGACAGTGCTGCTCAAAAAACACGTGAAAAGTATACCTCTAGCATGAGAGATATTCCGCGATACGTGTACATGGCTCGTAGTACTGAAAGTGGTGCAGGTGCTCCGGGCAAAAGCAACGAAACAAGTTCAAACGCTGCTGAGTATTTGTACAGTCCTGGTGACTTACACACAGCCAAGATAAAAATTATAGGTGATCCAGCCTGGATACAACAAGGAAGTTTATACCGTCCCATCACTGACAAAACATTTACTGGTGTTAGCAACACACCAGGATTTTTAGAAGACGGCACTATTGATTTTGACAGCAGTCAAGTGCTGCTTGAACTTGCGTGGCAACGGCCTGAAGATTATGATCTTACCACAGGTCTAGCTGACCCTTATTCTAAAACTCAAAAAAAATACGGTGAACGCCGCCCACTGCAAAGCAATGTGTATCAGGTCACAAAAGTAACCAGTGAATTTCGTCAAGGCAAGTTTGAACAACTGTTACATGGCAGTTTGTATTTCTTTCCCAAACCTGATGGCAGCAATGCTGTAACAGGCAATGCCGGTGCAGCAGTGGCATCAACCAGACCAGTTAATCCAGCAAATCAAACAGCCGCTACTCAATTGAGAACTGGGGTTGATTTGACTAACGCATCAGCTGGCGGCGGGCGTGGCAATGGGCAAATACAACTGTTGGCTGAACAAGCTCGTCTGGCAGCCAGCAACACCACTGGGGGAAATCCTACCAGCAGTTTGGTTCAAGGCACGCAGGCATTGTTGAGTCCACCAACTGTGTTGCCTGATCCAAGTCTTACACAGCTACAAGCAAGTCCGTCATACATAGCTGCAATTAGTTCAGGTGTTACTCCTGCTGCTGCTTTACAAACAGCCAGAACCAGTTTTGCAGCCGTAGCAGGCGGCAGCCCTGTGGTCAGTAATGGCCTGGCAGTTGCTACTGGCACAGGAAATAGCCCACCAGTGGCTGGAAACAACACTAGATTAACACCACAGCAGATTGAACAGTTGACAGCTAGTCAACGTAACCCACAAAAAATTATAAGAGATTTTTAAGGATAACACATGGCAGAAAGCGTATCACGCAGCAGAGGTCGTCCCAGTAATTACAAACAAGACCGGGGTGGTGTACCTGCGGAATTTGGACCATTTGAAGGCATTGTAAAATCCAATGTGGATCCAACCAGAGCTGGCCGCCTGCAAGTGTTTATTGAAGCGTTTACCGACGGCGGCGAAGCAGCAGAAAATGATGATACCAAATGGACCACAGTGAGTTACATGCAGCAGTTTGGTGGGTATACACCTGCTAGTGCCAGTAGCGCTACCAACAATCAAGTTGGCACATATCCTGGCAATCAAAACAGCTATGGCATGTGGTTTACACCGCCTGATCTAGGAGTCAGAGTCTTGTGCGTCTTTGTCAACGGTGATCGATCACAAGGTTATTATATTGGTACGGTGCCAGAACAAGGACTTGGTAGCATGTTGCCAGGTGTGGCCGCTGCGTCAACCTACGATATAGGCAAAAATGAAAATCAACAAAAATATTTTGCTGCTGCAACCAGATTGCCAGTTACCGAAATCAACACTGACAATGAAGCGGTGTTCAATGATCCGCAGTTTTTTAATCAACGCAAACCAGTACACAGTTATGTTGCTGGCACACTGTTTCAGCAAGGCCTGATTGAGGATATTGAACGTGGTACCATACGCAGTTCGAGTCAACGAGAAACTCCCAGTGCAGTTTACGGTGTAAGCACTCCTGGCATGCCCATATATCAGGGCGGCCTAAAGCCCAATGACATTCGTCAAAAGATCAATGATGGCACAATCAAACCAAATCAAGCACAAGTGATTGGCCGCATTGGCGGACATAGTCTGGTAATGGATGACGGCGACCTTGAAGGTGACAATGCTTTGTTTCGACTGCGAACATCAAAAGGTCACCAGATTACCATGAGTGACACAGGCAACTTTTTCTACATCATACATGCCAACGGACAGACTTGGTTGGAATTTGGCCTTGAAGGCACAGTGGATTTATACGCCACGAACTCAGTCAACATTCGAACCAAAGGCGACATCAACTTGCATGCTGATCGAGACATCAGTATGTTTGCTGGTCGAAATATCAAAATGAAAAGCAACGAAGCTATTCATGCAGAAGCAACTACTACTATGACACTGACGTCACAAGGCGAGTTTACTGCCTACAGCAAAAGCACAATTGGCGTCAAAGCTGACGGAGTGCTGACCATCAACAGCAGCAGTGGCTCATGGGGGTCGGGATCAGCTCTGGCACTGCAAGCTGGTGCTATTGATTTAAACGGACCAGCAGCTGGAAAAATTACCGCACCTAACCCAATAACAAAAACACTAATGGACGACACTGAATTTGACACCAGTCTGGGCTGGATAGTCAAACCCGACGGCCTAGAAAGCATTGTTAATCGAGCACCCACTCACGAACCGTATCCTTATCACAACAAAGGTGTGGATGTTGTTGTGCAGTTTGAAGACGGCAAACCATCGCCACCTCCGGGAGCAGAACCTGTGCCTGCTGGCGTAGAAATTGTGGCAAAATAAATGAGCAATTTTACATTTTCATTAGCAGGTGCCGGTGCTGCAGGTAATGAACTCAACACCAGTTTCTATTCAAAAACAAAAGACGAAGATCTAACCTATACCGGAACTGATACTGTAGTTTGGGACAGAGTGAATAGTGAACGACTTCGCCGAGGTTTGCCTAGTTTGACCAGTCTAGGGTATCCGCGACCGCCGGAAGATGTTGCTACTACTCCAGCAGCTGGCCCAGCCAATAGTGGTGCAAGCACTTTTGAAATCAAGGGCCCGCCAGGCATGACGTTTGAACAAGCCAAGGCCATATTTGACAAACAAGTAAAAACTGGTGCGCTGGTAGGATTCAAATCAGGTGATACACTAAGTGCTGCCACACAAGCCGCTGATGGGCTAGCTTCTGCTCAAGCACAATTAACACAAGGTTTAACTGGGGCTTCGGGAGTAAACACAGGAAATTTTGCTTCTGCATTGGCTGCTGGTGGAGTTGATTTAAGAACAGGACGTATAGCATCAGTAGATGCTGCTTTTGCCAGCGGTGGATTGTCTGCTGCTGGCGGGGCCCTGGGCACTTCAATAAACAGTGCAGCATTTGCTATTGGCGGCGCAGGTGGAGCGTTGAACGGATCTTTGTCAGGCTTATCAGCTGGTCTTTCAGGAGCAGTTGGTCCTGCGGTATCGTCGGCCAGCGGCGTGCTAACTGGTGCCACTGGTCAAATTGGATCAGTGGCCACTCAAGCAATCAGCACAATCAACAAATCTATCACAAGCACAGCCGTGACGTCACCCATTGATGTGGCAAATTTTGCCAAACAAATTCCTGCCTTAACATCAATTGAAGGAATGAAACAGCCAGAAGTTACAGCGGTGTTGGCTCAGGCCAAAAATCTTGTGGCCCAGGGTCCAGCAGTTCTAAGCGATACCAAAGGAGTTGGTGAGTTTGGACTCAATGTTAGTCAACTTGAAAAAGCTGGCGTGCTCAAGCCAGGCATGGCTGCGCTGGCAGAAAAATTTGGCGCCAGCTTCAGTGCATTGCTAAAAAGTCCAGCTGCATACACTGGCAAAGATGGAATCAAAGATGTTTCCAGTTTGCTGGCAAGTGTTCCCAAGCAAACAGAGATACAACAAACCCTGATGGCTCAAGGACTCAATGATCTCAAAGCAGTTGGTATTCCCATAGACAAATTGAGTGCTCAAGGTGTAGCCGGTGTGGCACTGAGTGCAGCCAAAAGTGTGCCCAACACAGAAAATTTATTAAAAAATTTGCCAGTTCCAGCTGCCGCCAAAGCAGAGTTTGACACCGCGGTACGAGACGGCGCATTTGCAGTGAACTTGTCTCAGACCAAAGTGCCCGATGTATTCAAAGCAGTAGACACACCAATTCCGGCAACAGATACCACCAACCGAACAACAGTTGACGCTGCAACCACGCGAGTGCTTGGCAATGACAAAATTCCTGAACCCAATTACGGTCCTGGCACAAAAGACAGTTTAACTGATGATGCATTTACTGACAAGTATACTTTGCTATATGCTGATGTTCTCAACAACTACGTCAATCCAACGGGTCGTATATTCCAGTCAGTGGAGAACAAAATATCGGCTTTGCAAAATCAGCAAACTATTACTTTGGCGCAATGGGAAGCAATCAACTCTGAATTTCAGGCAGCACGAGACAAATACAACGCTCAAGCTCCTGACAAAATTGGAGAATTAAATTCCTTTGTTGAATCTGGTACAACTAGACAGCAACGTATTATCAATGACGAACGACTAAGTTTTTCATTGACTAGATTGCAAAATTTAATTCAGTATTTGCTCAAAACCACTACTGAAATAAAAGAACAATTGCGTTTGCTGCGTGGCAAGATCCAAGGGTAATAGTCACTGGTAAATACGCACATGGCAATGCAAACATTCATTGGATTCAACACTATCAATCAAGTCAAGAAGTTTACTCTGACTGATTTTCCATTGATCAAACAAGACCTGTTGAATGCATTCAACATACGCCAGGGCGAGTTGCCTGGCCGCCCAGACTACGGCACCATTTTGTGGAACTTCTTGTTTGAAAACCAAGTTGAAGAACTGCAAAACAACATTGTGAATGAAGTGCAACGTGTGGCTGGAGGCGATCCCAGAGTGTTTATTTCTGACATACAAGTGTTCCCCCAAGACAACGGCATGCTGATACAACTTGAACTCACTGTCAATCCCACAACAGACGCTGAACGACTGAGCATATTTTTTGACATAACCTCTCGACGAGCCAGCTACATTTAACTATAACTACGCCGTTTTGTGTAGCCATAAATAAATCAAAGGTACACAAGGTTTCAAAGAATGGCAACAACCACACGACAAACAGCTATATTTGGTGTTGAGGACTGGAAACAGATCTATCAAACCTATCGAGAAGCTGACTTCCAAAGCTACGATTTTGAAACTCTGCGCAAGAGTTTTGTTGACTATTTGCGACTGTATTACCCAGAAACATTCAATGACTACATTGAAAGTTCAGAATTTATTGCTCTGTTGGATGTTATTGCGTTCATGGGACAAGCACTGGCTTTTCGTACTGACCTTAACACTCGTGAAAATTATCTAGACACCGCAGAACGTCAAGACTCGGTCAACCGTCTTGCTGACTTGGTCAGCTACACTGCCAAACGCAACACTGCGTCAGAAGGTCTGCTCAAGGTATTTTCAGTGGTCACTACTGAAAACGTTGTGGACTATAATGGTATCAATCTTTCCAATGTCACTGTGGACTGGTCTGATCCCACCAACCCTGACTGGCAAGAACAATTCACAGCAATTGTCAACGCCAGTCTAGTGGACACACAAAAAATTGGCCGCCCTGGGAATCGTCAAACACTGCTGGGTGTGCGCACTGATGAATATGCTATTAATCTAGTGCCTGGCTTTTTGCCAGTGATTCCGTATGCATCCACAGTGGACGGCATAAACATGCCGTTTGAAGCAGTGACTTCAACATCAGTTGGTGAAGATTACTTGTATGAACCTAGCCCAACACCTAATCAACCTTTCAATGTGTTGTTCCGCAACGATCAACTGGGATTTAGTTCAAACAACACAGGATATTTTTTCTTGTTCAAACAAGGCGTGCTGCAAAATCAAGATTTCAACTTGGCCGAACGCATTGCAAACCGCACAGTAAACATCAACGTTGAAGGTATCAACAATCAAGACCGTTGGTTGTTTCAGTTGGACGATGTTGGCACAATCAGCCGCGAATGGCAGTATGTGGAAAACGTTTATTCTGCTGGCGCAGAACAACTGGGCACAACACTGCGTCCAATCTACAGTGTGACCAGCCGTGTGAACGATCAAATTACCATGGTGTTTGGTGATGGTGTGTTCAGTGAAATCCCAGTAGGCACCTTTCGTGCTTATGTACGAGCCAGCAACGGTTTGCAATACATTATCAATCCTGAAGAGATGCAAGCAGTTACCTTGCCAATCAGCTACATCAGTCGTTCGGGCAATCTTGAAACTATCACATTCACCTGCGGCATCACACAGCCTGTGAGCAACAGTCAGTCTCGTGAGCCCATAGCCGAAATCAAGCAACGAGCTCCTGCTCGCTACTACACACAGAATCGCATGGTCAACGGAGAAGACTACAATCTGTTCCCGTACACACAATACAACAGTATTCTCAAATCCAAAGCAGTAAATCGTGCCAGCATTGGCACCAGTCGATACCTGGATCTAGTGGACAACACTGGCAAATACAGTTCAACCAATACTTTTGGCAGCGACGGCGGGCTTTGGGAACAATTGATCTTGCCAACAATTAATTTTACCTGGGACACACGCAACGAAATTGCTGATGTGATCACCAATCAGGTACAACCTCAGATAGGCGAAGCTACCATGCGCCAGTTCTACTACGCCAACTTTCCTCGTCAAAGCGTAAACACTGGAACAACACTGGGCAGCACCTGGCAGCAGAGCACAACACTGGCCAACGAGACCACTGGCTATTTTAAAAATGCCACAGGAACACCCATACCTGTTGGAATATCAGCTGGCACATTGAGTCCGTTCTATTATGCCATTGTGGGCAGCTTGATCAAGTTTGTTCCTCCCGCTGGATACTATTTTGACCGCAACAATAAATTGGTGCAAGGTAGTCCTACCCGTGCTGATGAAAGATTAGAAATATGGGCAAGTCCCATGGATGTGATTGCTGACGGCACGAACAATGGTATTGGTAATTTATCGTCCGGTGCTGGCCCTATCACACTCAACAACTTTGTGCCCACGGGCGCAATAGTAGACACTGTTATTCCATTGTTTGTGACTGACTTGCCCCTGGATCTTGAAACCACAATAAGTGAACAAATTGTTTTGTATCGCAATTTTGGTCTTGGCTACGACAACGACGGCAGCGTTACCGGAACTGCATATTCCTGGTATCTAATTACCAGCACAAATTTGGATCAAGATGCCACCTGGAGCCAGGCCAATGCTGGCAGTCAAACTGGCCAAGGGCTTGATGCATCATGGTTGATACAGTTTGTGACAGCAAACAACAACTACACTATCACATTCCGTGGCCTGGCCTACAGTTTTGGAAGTGTGTTGCAAACACGATTCTTCTTTTACGACGGACAACAAGTTTACGACAGTCGCACAGGCACTGTGATCAAAGATTATATCAACTGCCTGGCAGTTAACACTCAGCCTGACTCAACTGAAAGTCTGCCTGGTGACATCATAATGACCATTATTGGTCAGCCGGTTGAAAGTGATGGTTATGTAGATGACTTCCAAGTGCTGGTCAGCTATCGTGACAGCGACAACGATGGAGTTCCTGACAATCCTGATTTCTTTAATGAAATTGTTGCACCTGGTGTAAACCCCACACAAAAATATGTGTTCTTACAACAAACTGTGGACTTTGATAACTTGCAACGCTACTTGTTGGTAGAGCCTGAACGAGTCACCAGTGACTATGCCACACTGGATGATATTGAGTTGGTCAAGAGTGAATGGAGTCCTGGACAAGTGTTTTATGCCTATGATCAAGTCAACAACGATGGCACCACTGGTGCATTTTATGAACTTAGTATTGGAGCCACAGGTGTTCGAACAATTGTGTCAGTAGACGGATGGATTGCCAGAACTGGAAGACAAAGTTTGTACTATCAGTATCGTCACAATAGTCCGCTGACCAATCGTATTGACCCAGGCACAACCAACATCATTGACTTGTATGTTGCCACACAGGCTTATTATACTGCGTATCAAAACTGGATTCGCGACACCACAAACACTGTACCAAAACCAGATGTGCCAACCATTGACGAACTCAATACTGCATATCAAGGCCTGCAAAATTACAAAATGATCAGCGACAACATTGTCATGAACTCTGTGCAATTTAAACCCCTGTTTGGCGCCAAAGCAGCGCCTGAACTACGTGCAACCATCAAAGTTATTAGAGCCAGCAATTCTACTGCATCAATCAGTGAGATTAAAAGTTCAGTGGTCGCAGAAATGAACAGTTACTTTAGTATTGACAAATGGAATTTTGGTGACACCTTTTATTTCTCAGAAGTATCAGCATATTTGCACAGCCAATTGGGAACCATTATTAGTTCAGTGGTGTTGGTACCGCTGAATACCCAAAAGAGCTTTGGTGATCTGTATGAAATTAGATCAGCTCCCAATGAGTTGTTTGTAAATGCAGCAACCATTGACAACATAGAAGTGATTGACGCCTTGACCAGCACCAACTTACGCACAGCACCAGGAAGCGGAGTAATCTAATGGCAACTACTCGTTCAGTAGACTTTCTCCCACAGATTTTTCAGACTGAGACCAACAAGCAGTTTTTGGCTGCCACCCTGGACCAACTGATTCAAGAACCCAGATTCAAAAAAACACAAGGTTATATTGGTCGCACAGTTGGCCCTGGCATCAACCCCAACGATCGATATGTGGTTGAGCCAAGTACTACTCGTGCAGACTATCAACTCGAGCCAGGCGTTATCAGCCTTGAGCCAGATACTGACAGGATCAAAAATGCAATCACTTATCCTGGAATCAATGATGCTGTGCAATTCAACGGCGGCAATGAAACACGACCAGATCGACTGTATGCCAGTGAGTACTATACCTGGGATCCGTTTGTAAACTTTGATACCTTTGTAAATTTTAGTCAATACTTTTGGTTGCCCGAAGGTCCTGCCGCAGTAGACGTGGCAGCCACTGGTGTTCCCACCACTGACAATTTTGTGGTCAACCGAGAAAATGGTGTTTACACATTCTCAGGTGTATCTGGCAACAATCCTGTGATTGAATTGGTACGAGGCGGCAGCTACACTTTTCAAGTGGCACAAAATGCCAAAGAAACAGTGAACTATCGAGTGTCCAATGTTGGAATATCAGCTTATCAAATTGATTATCAGTCTAATCCGTCACTGACACTGGCTCGTGGCAACACATATGTGTTCAATCTGAATCTCAATGGTGACTATCCTTTTTGGATCAAAACAGCAGCCACCACTGGTGTTGGCGATGCCTACAACTCAGGAGTGAGTCGTAACGGTGCTTTGATTGGGCTAGTGACATTTGTTGTGCCGCAAGATGCACCTGATACACTGTACTATGCCAGTCAAACACAAGCCAATATGCAAGGCGTTCTCAACATTGTTGACGGAGATCCCGGCACCGGTCCAGGCTTTTGGATACAGGCTGCACCTGGCATTTCTGGCAGATTGCCCACCACTCCTAACATCAGTTCACGAGATGTGCTGGGAGTGGTCAACAATGGTGAAGATCTTGGCCAAATCACATTCAATGTTCCTTTAAAAACTGCACAGTCTTTTTACTATGGCCTGACAGATTTTGGTCCAGTAGATTTAATTTGCGATCTCAAATTCAATCAAATCAACAATGTGTCTGTTGATGAGTTTATCTCTACCTACGGCGGCATTGACGGAATCACCAATCTCAATGGTCGCACATTGGTATTCACTGAACCCCTTACTGATGCCGAAGCCGGCGGCTGGCAACAAACTACTTTGTATGATCCGTTGCCAGAGAACAGCACGTTCAATGCTCAACCAGGCAGTTTTGACACTAC